ACTTGTACCTGATCGCATTGTGTTGTTATAAACTGCATGGATACCATTGTGCCAACGATGCTTAATCATGCAAGTTTCATTGACCATGATGGACCAGTACCATTTCCAATGAATTGTGTGGTCTGCAATATCAAAACCCTTGATGCCTTCGTAGGCTGGCAAGACGTTACTAAGTTTGCCTGAGAATCTTAAATCATGATTACCAATCGTAATCATTAGCTTACAGCCTGCTGGTCTTACCTTTTCAATATCTCCTAATCTATCTTGGATCTCATCTAGCTCTTCTTTGACTGTAGGACCTTTCTGCCAGCCAATACGATGATGTTGTGAAATACTAGCAAAGTCAGCTATATCACCATTAAGAATCACAATCTTAGGTTTTAAATACTTTACAAATTCAACAAACGCTCGGTGGGCTGTCGTAACGTATTCTGGGTTGTAATGGCAATCAGAGCCAACTAAGATGATGCCATTGTCAATCGTAACATTGGCTTGCATCTGCTCATCAGGAATATAAATCTTAGGTTTGCCATGTGGACTTAGAGCATCTAGAACAATATCATATTGATATTCTATTTTTCTTCTTCTTTTTAAAGTATTGCGAGTGCTGATCCCTAAAACATGACTAACCTTTTCAGGACTTTGATGTTCTTTCCAAAGAGCAATAAATTCTTCATCGGTACAAGCTTTCTTAGCCATAGTATACCTTTTCTCAATCAAATCATATTATTAGAGAATTGTGAAAGAATTATGAAAAAACCCCTCCGAAGAGGGGTCCAAACACTATAGTGTGTTTATTAAGCGCTTTTTCTTTAGAACGAACCGCTTGATCCGTACATACCTAGTGGATCAGACCAGCCAAAGCTATAACGCTCACGGGTCTTGTAACGCACGTTGCCAGTGTCAAAGTCACCGTCCATCGAATTGCTCAATGGTGTACGTACAAAATGCTTCATACCGTTTGGAACATCAGTGGTCAAGAACCATGCATTGGTGTCGGTCAAGAAGTGGTTAACAGTATAACCATCTGGAATCGAACCGTTGTTCTTAATTGCATTGATGTCGTTATTGTTGGTACCAACACGCAGTTCGGTTTCGAGCAAACGAGTTGCCACAAACATGAGTGCGGGTGGGATTACCAACTTCTTAGGCTTAGCAGCGATTAACAGACCACGCTCATCCGTCCAAGCAGCGATCTGAATAACTGCGTTTTCCAACGAAGTTTCATTCAAATCAGCTTGGGTAGCTGGGGTATTGCTGTTAGTACCGCCAGATACCAGTGGGTGAGCAGCGCTGAATAGAGCAACGCCGTCACCACCTACATAAGCAGATGAGAAGCCATTATTCAATACAGCAGCAGCTTTAACCTGCTTGGTATAAGACATAGCACGAGCCAGACCTTTGGTATAGCGAGCAGCCAAAGAATCATAGAGGTTGTCCTCAATTGCCTCTTCAGTCAAGCTAAAGCCAAGGGCGATAGTTTCGTGGTTGTAGCGAGCTGTCCAAGCCTCTTGTGCATTGTCATAAGCGATGGCAGAACCTTCGTTTTTGACTGGTGCAGCTGAGAATCCAGACAGTTTTGTTTCTTCTTCAAAAGAACGCTCAGAGGTCTCAGTTTCGTAGATCTCTTTGTGTTCTTCACCATAGCGAGCATACTCCAAACCAAACAAAGCGTTCAATCCAGGGAGCAACTCTTTTAGTAGTTGGGCACGAGAAATAGCCATTTAAGTAGCTCCTTATAATGTAGCTGAGTTAGTAGTATTGCTATAGTAGCTATGAATACCAAAATTCAATTTTACAATTGCTTCTTGATAAATCGTAAATACCATAGTGCTATTAGCTGGAATAGTAATACCTGTAGAGGCAGTACCTGTTGGGGCATTAACCGTTGCAGCCTGAGCATTGATGCTGATGGTCTGTGATCCAGTGCCTGTTACAGCGGCTGAAACACGTGAACCAGTACCAATTACCTGACCGTTAGAGGCTAAATACGCAACATCTGTTCCAACTGGGAGCGTTCTTGTAAGACCAGTACAGACCAAGCTAGTAGAACCGCCACCACTGGATAAAGTCGCTGTAGCAACAATAGCTGTGTCAGGAACAACGTCAACAATACGGAAAGGCAGAGTTGAAGTATTCGCTGCTGTAGCAGCTACGATAGCGTTAGACGAATTACCAGTATTAACGTTACCAGCCAAGTTAGAACCGTTACAGTTTTGACCAACGTCCATACGTGCAATAGATCCAATAGTGGTAGAACCATCAGAAATAACTGCTGCAACACGGAACAATGTATCTGGATCGTCAGTCACGATAGCAACTGCGTCACCAGCCAAAGTACCAGCGGGCCAGAACTGTTGAAATTGCTTTTGTTTAGTTACGGGGTTGGTGAATGAACAACCTAAAAATACACCGACCATACCGCCACCTGTACCACCAGTAGTTGCACCAGCACCTGTTGTAACAACAGAGCGTACGGCAAAACCACGAGCAATACCTACTACGTCACCGTAAAAAATATTGGTATTAAAGCCATACTGAATCGGAATATTGCGAGTCGATCCAGCAAATACTTGTCCACCAATGAGATTTATCGGTTTTAGCCCGTATGGGGCATCAACAATAGGATAAGGCATGTAAATCTCCTAAAAAATTAAGTTCCTTTTCCAAAGCTACTCGTAGACTTTCTCTCGTTAAAGAGGGGCATCCTTGCATCGCTTTGGCGCATGAGATTATTGTCTACAGCCTCCGTCTGTTGGGCAGTTAGCTTATCGTAATGAGCCTTCCGTTGTTCAACAAATTCTTGAGGAGTCTTGCAAAGCAATAACCCGCCAATCTCAATATTGTCCTTAAACTGACCACTGGGATTAGCTAACAGTTTAAATTTGGGTTGTTCTTCCAATGTGACAGGCTCCCAGCCTTCTCTCAGTTTTGCCGAGATATTGCGTGGATCTGCTTTGTCAAGCATTGAAACACGAATCCATCTATATGCATAACCAGCCTGTTTATCAGGCTCAGGGAGAAGATCAGGAGGCATCCACTGTTTAGGACGCTCATTTACTTCACGATTATCTATAGAACGAGGTTTTCTGTTTTCAGCCATTTTGGGACTCCAGTTTAGTAAGTTCACGAGCATATTGCTCTGGGGTTAGATTAAGTTTCTTTGCCAGTTGTACTTGCGTTGGCGTTAGTTTGACTCTTTTTGGAGAGGTAGACCTAGTCGCTGGCGCAACTACCGTGCTCGGTTTACTAGTTTTTACAGAGGATTTGATCTCTGTCTCCGAAGAGTCTTTGGTCTCTTCTGCGACCCCAAATTTCTCTGGGAATCTTTGACGCATTTCTGTGTCAATGACCTTGAAATAGTGGTCAGATCCTATCGGAACTCCTTCTCTTTCCAAGCGTCTATGAACACCCATTGCTAGGTAGCTCATGTCTTCATCAACCCCATACCAGCTGTTTTTGTCCAGCCAAGATTGGGTTTTTGAGTCCAATCTTTGAGGTTGTTGTTGTATTTGTACAGGAGTTTCTTCATTTTGTAAAGTATCTTCTGCATATTCTGGTTTGTACTGCTCCACTTGTTGGGATTCGAGCTGTACTTTGGTTAGTTTTTCTTGGGCTTCTACAAGACGATCTGAATCGCCAGAGTCATATGCGTTCTTGTATTCAGACTTAGCTTTTTCCAATTCATAGGCTATATTTTCCTTGTACTTTGTGTGCAAGGTCTGTTCACCAGTAGATAATTTGGTCTTAAGCTTTTGGTTTTCAGAAAGCAACTGCTGTGCTACACGGGATGCTTCTTCTGCTTCTCGTTGAGCAGCTTCTTTGGCTCTGCGTTCATCGTTATAGACTTTTTTGGCCTGCAACAATCGCTTTTTTGCCTCACCAGTATATGCTTCAAGATCATCGTTATCGAGCTCTTCAACAATATCTTTAGGCATTGGTGTTGAGTTAGCACGGTCTTCCTCTGGAATATCGTCTTCGATGACAATTTCAAGCTGTTCTGGTTCTTCGATATCTTTTGGATTCTCGTCTGGAAACTTAAATTCATCTAATTGCAATTCGGGCATGATTTCTCCTTAAGGTCTAGTTATGCCACGGGGATCTTCAACAATTCCTTCTACAGAATCGTCATTAATGATCCTAAAATCCCGTCCGTGGATCTTTAATCGTGTGCCAGAGTTTGGTCTGGCTAGAATAAAGTCACCAACTTTGCACCAAGGTCCAGTGGGAAAACGGCTTGTGTCCTTATAACAATCAGGACCCATTTTTACAACAAAAAACACCGTAGATAGGACTTCTTCGTAGTGTTTGGTTGAATCCGCTTTGAGGATTCCACTCTCGTAAGTCTCATCAATATCAGGAATAGCGCACAAAATGCGGTATCCAGATGGTTCAGGTAGTTGTTTTGCTTTTTCCTCTGCGGTTTGAGGCAGAGTTGTTACTGCGGATACATCATCGGGATTTGAGCCGATTAGTATTTCACTCATCAGAATGCTCCATTCGTTTTTTGAGGTCTGTTATGGTTAAACATGCGGACTCAAGACCTCGTATTTGCCCACATGCGTACTTATATTCCTCGTAATTGACACAATTTCCCGCAGAAATAGCGTTTTGGAGCATATTTATACGTTCACTGTACTCAGTTAAGAGGTAATCCAAGTTTTTATCCACTATCTTTTTCCTGTTTGAGGTTTAGTTAGTTGCTGCATTTTGGAAAGTTCTTGCATTCTCTTGATTTCGACTTCCATAGCGTCTTTTTCTGTTTTTGCCAGAAGCTGAGCGCTAGCAATACGTTCTTGAGAAGCAATTCTTTCCCTTTCTATGTCCAAACGAGCAGCTGCTTCTGCTGCATCGGATTGGTCTTTATTTGCTTTGCGTTGTTCCTCGGCCTGTTTGAGTTCGAGTTCCTTCGCTTGCATTTGAATTACTGGGTCTTGGGCTGCTTGTTGCGCTTGTTGGGCAGCGATTTCGGTCTGATTTCGCTGTAACAAGGCGTCCGATGCCTTGACCGCCATTTGTGAGATCTGGACTTCCAAATCTCGTGGGATTGCTTCGTCCTCTTCGCCTGTTGGCAGAGGCATTCCCATCATTTCTTGCATTTGTTTTTTATATTCAAAGGCTAAATGCTGTTGAATATGAGCCATGGCTGCCGAGGCAATTGCTTGTGCCTGTGGGTTTTGACCCATTAATGCTGCAATTTTTGGGTCTTTCATGGCATTCATATGGATTGTGATGTGTGCCTGGTGATCCTGATACATAAACGCCTTTACAGGTTTCATATTTAGGATGTTCATGTTCTCTGTAATAGGGTCTTCAGGCATCTGGTCATCTTCAATCTTGACCAGCTTCTTAGCATTCTTAACCCCTAAGACTTCTAACATCTGGCGGTGCAGCTGTCCTAAGTCGTATAACTGAGGAGCCTGTTGAGCTAATTGCAGGACGGCTTGATACTGAACCACTTTCTGGCTCATAGTCGCTGCATTAGGGTCACTTACAGGAATAACGTCACAGTTATCGTAGTCGGACTGTTTGGCAAAGCGGTTTCCTACGTCTGGCTGGTAGTTATATTCGTCAGGGGTATAGTCCCTAATGATGTCTTTTAAGAGTTTAAGCTCCTGTTTCATGGAGTAATGAACACGGGCTTGGACTGCAGACATAACCTTTAGGGTTCTCTCTAGAATAGCCAAGGTCGTACCAACTGGAGTGTTGGCTGACATGTCGGCAATCTTCATATCCGATGCCGAGGCAAAACGCCTTCCTTCTTCTACGATAGTACCAAGCAAGCTATAGAGAACTTGGCTTGGCTCCTTGTATGGAAGCGGGAGAATGTTGTCTTTTAATGCTCCAGAAGGAATGTCTACGTCTCTAAATTCACCTGGGGCAATAGGGGTGTCGTCACCTTTGACTCGCATGCCACGGGTCTTAAAGCCACCTGGCAAGTTTGATAACGTTCCAGCATCCACGAGCTGCCGAATAAGACTAGTACCAGACTTAGCAAAAGCACCGACAAGGTGAATAAGCCCAAAACAATAAAAACCAAAGCCTGGCACATATCCATAATGGACGAAATGCTGACGTTTTTGTTTAGTTTCATCTTCGGGTCTCCAATTTCTACGGATGGACAGAACTGTCTGTGTGCCCTTTTCAATGGTCACAATATATGGCAGAGCAATACCTGTAGGTTCTCCATCTTTATTTTTGTCTTCAAAACCTTCTATATCTAGATTGACTTGAATTTCAAGGATTTTATAACGGTCATCCGAGGTTGCCTGAAAACCCATTTTCTCGGCTATTTTCTTTTCTACATCATCAAATGCCGTAGTTGGAATTCCTAGGTCTACGTCTTTATAAAACCCAGCAACTTGCAGTTTACGTAGTTCGTTTTCGGTCTTGCGCATAACATGCGTAACCCGTTCTGCGGTCTGTAGATCTGAGGCGCCATAGGGAACAATCAAGTCTTCCGCTGGTACAAATAATGATATCTGCCGATCTAAAGATGGGTCAAAGTAAACCTTCTTAAAAGCGTTACCTGAAAGACCTAGACCCCAGCACATTCTTTCGTGTTCTGGGCGGTACTCAGGCATCTCTTCGGTAATCTGGTAATTCATGTCTTTTTGAACACGATCAGCTGCTGCCATCTTCTCAGCGGTTTCTTTGCCAATAATTACGGTCTTTACGGGTCCAGCTGGAGGCAGGGTCTCCATTACGGTTTCGGCTTGGAACTTAACTAAGGCTTCGGAGAGTAGGGGGTGATAGACTCCACAAGCACCTTCCCAAGGCTCAGTGCGCTCCTCTAACTTCATACCTAAGAGTTCGATGCCGTCTGTATAAGTTTGCATCCATTCTTTACGAGCACCAACATCGGAGTCAATATCTCCTAACAAATCACCAGCAATTTGATTTAATTGCCCGTCATCTAAGTATTCGGCAAGGTTGGCGTCAAAGTCTTCTGAGCTTTCTTTACTGGGCTCAATCTCAATCTCTAAGCCATCGATCCCGATCTTGACGGATTCTGGATCCTCAATCTCAATCTCAATTGGTTCTTGCATCGCAGCAGCTGCTTCAAGTCCTTGAGGTAATTCATAGAGTGCTTTATCAATAGCCATAATATTTCCTTAGTAATAACTGACTGCTCGCCTAGACTTGAAGTACTTAATATCGTCTTCTTCGTCTGTTTGTAATCGGATAAAACCGCCTTTTCTAAAACGGATTAGTGCTTGTGTTGTTGAGTCCACCAAGTCATCGTGATCTGAATTAGGAAAAGCAGCCATTTCTTCTATGACTTCTTCTGCCCAACGTTTTCTTGGCGCCCATATTTTTCCTGATGCAAATAAGTCTGACACTGAGTTTACACGGGTAATCTTATCGTTTCCACGAACAGGTGTAAATTCTTGCACAGGAATCCCCATTCTTCGAAGCTCAAAAACAAGTGGAGCTCCCGAAGCCTTAGCCTCTACTATAAACGCATCTGGTTCCCATTCGTTGTACATTTCCAATGCTCTAGCCTTTAGTTCAGGAAATTCTAGGCGTTCTTTTAAGGCATCTAACAAAATAACATGAACATCACTGGGGTCCTCGTCTTTATAAAATACCCCCCAAGTCGTACATGCTGAGTAGTCTGACCGTTCATTTTTAGTAAAAGCGGTATCCCAAGACTGGATAATAAATTCACATTGAGGTGGTCTTTCGTTTTCCCAAACCTGCCACCATTCCCGTTTAACAATTGCGCCTTCTTCTGCTGAAGGATCCTGTTGGTACTGGGCTGACCATTTAGAAATGGGAAGTTCGTTACGAAGTTTCTCAAGTTCATCTAACGACCAAAACTCAGGCCATAAAGGTTTTCCCGTGGGCATAATAGCAGGAAGATTAATCACTTCCCATTCATCACCGTCTCGTTCGACCATGGACTGGAGTACCCTGCCCGTTAGATCTCGTTTACCCCAGCGGGTCATAACAATTACGATGGAACCGCCTGGTTGGAGACGCTGACGTGGACCAGAGGTAAACCATTCATGGACTTTGTCGTAAACCGAAGGATCCGAGGCGGCTAAAGCTGCCTCTTGTTCCGAGTGGGGGTCATCAATAATGAGTAAATCTGCTCCTTTACCAGTAACGGTACCGCCCACACCAATAGCAAAATAATCACCGTTGGCGTTAGTAGCCCAACGACCAGCAGCCTTGGAATCAGTTCGCAAAGCGACATTTGGGAATATCTTTGCATAGGTTTCTCCATCAACTAAGTTTCTAACTTTACGTCCAAATCCCACCGCTAATTCTGCGGTGTTAGAACACTGAATGACTTTCTTATGCGGATATCTGCCTAGAAACCATGCAGGGAGAAGATATGACGCAAACTCAGATTTAGTATGACGAGGAGGCATATTAATAATAAGGCGTCTAACTTTACCATCAGCAATTTCCTCAAATTTTTTAGCCATCAAAGCGTGGTGTCTACCCAATATAAACCCAGGCCACATCTGTTTAACAAACGCCATAAACGACTTTTCAGCCGTTTTTCGAATGACCGAGTTCTTATAATCCTCAGCCATGGCAAACAGGTTCTCCCGATCACCTTCTGGAAGGCTCTCTAAAAACCGTTGTAATTGATCACTCAATGTTTCTTACCTTTATGTATGAAGGCCGAATACTCCTCATCTTCCCTTTAATCCCTTTACAGATCCCAAGCTCGACTAAGCGCCACATCTTCCTACTTACATTACCCCGCCCCTTTTCGCCAGTGATATACATCACATCCTCAATACTCGGAGCGAATCCATACTTCTTCCAAAACTCGTCTATGACCAAGAATATCTCTTTTTGTGCGGGGGTCAATTCTCTCTCCTTCTTTCTACCCATGTTTAACACGTTCAATGACATCTTGAGCCCGTGCCATTGCTTCCTCTTCCAATATTCGTTCTTTCAAATAACTCATCATTCTTAACAACCGACCCTTGTCTTTATGTAATAACTCTTCCAAATAATCCAAGACTAGCTGTTCTTTTTGTATTGCCGTAATTTGTCGTGCATTCATGTTTGTGAGTCCCTACTTAACATTACTGCCTTATAACTATCAATTAAATCAAGTAATTTTTTCTGATCTTGATAACTTAATCTTTTTAGCCGATCCAATAATTCATCTGGATCTACCTTATAGATGGGACCCAAATCATTGACGGGGGGTGTTTCACGTGGAACAATTTTTTTATCTTTTGACATATTTATTAGGGGGTGGGGGGTCTTGTATAAGAGTTAGGGTTTACCCTGTGTCACTATAACAGCTGTTATGGTGACTAAGGGTTTTCCCTAGGTTCAGTGGATTTAGGAGGGGATTCAGTGTGTGGAATACTATGCAAGTCTGGCTCACAAGCCAATGCCAAAATTTGGCTGTCGGGGTCTAGTGGGTCTGTCAAATCTGCCTTTTGCGACCCGTCTGCCCCGTCTAAGGATGTCTCTTTGTCATCATCAACATGATCTTTATCATCATGATCTGCCACATCATCATCTTGATTGTTAGTTCCCACGAGTTCTGCCAGTAGATCGTCTGCGGATCGTGCCTCAATGTCGATTGCCTGACTGTTCTCGATTGCCAGTCTGATACTCGCCATGAGTTTCTCCCGCATCTCACTGGGATCACTAACCTTGATTACCTCTCGTCTCTCGGTAAAGAGAGCCACCTCGGTTATCTTCCCCAATAGTTCCAGTGCCTTGAGTTGTTGAGCAGGCGGGCAAGCAGGATCGAGAGCCTTTTCTGTGATCCGATGGATTGCCAACGCCCTTAAATGAGCAGGAGTTTGATATTTCTGTGCCTCTAAAGCCACCTTAAACGCATCTATTTGGGTTTGAATAGCCTTGTTTTTTGCGAGAGCCTGCCCATTCTTGCTCTGTGTGCTTGGCTTTCCCTTACTGTTATGCGACTTCCGATAAGCCCCTGCCTTGCTTTCTCCCAGTGCTACCTGCTTGGCAAATTCGATTTGTTTGTGGGTTAGTCGCTTCTCTTTGGCAGTGCTGACTCCCAGTAAAAGATTATCCATTGGCATAGCCTGTAAGCCCTGCTCTATCTCTTTCCTAGTTAATCGTTTCATAGGTATCTCTTGAGAATCGTCATAGTCCTGATTCTAGGGCAATCAGGATGATTCTGCTACTACTATCTTCTATCTCTCCTATATCTCCTCTATGTTCTCTTAGTAGTGGAGTTGCTATTGGACTGTTGTGCTTCGCACCTTTGCCCGCTTTTAGGTCTAAAGTGCCAGACTTCATGACCCGCAAACCCTTATCCAGTAAGCCCTAAAAATATTTTCAAAAAGGTATTGACAAGGTATTGCTACTTTGCAAAACTCTCGGTAGGTGATCAAACACCGATTCGACTACCAACAAAAGGAGATTCAAATGTTAGCAACAATGCAAGAAGCAGTAAGAGAGTATGCGGAAGTTGTAGGTCGTGATAACGCTGATCGCCAGTGGGTTCTATCCCCTTACGATACTTGGGAATTAAATCCTTTTTATCGTGGTGAGCCACAACCCCATCCTGAGTGTGATGACGAGTAATACCTATAAGCCCACTGCCCAGTGGGTTTATGGATTGTTATTCAACAATCATTCGACTAACTGCTAGGAGTGTTATATGAAAGACTTAGAAAAGATTACCCAAGTTGTAGATCGCTTTGTTGCCTTAGATCAATTCTCTAAAGTTCCCCAAGATACCCTTGGATTAGTATCCATCGAGATCGCTATCAAACTGGGCGAGTATCAAGCCAAGCATGGCAATTTGGATTTAGATTCTATGCTGAATGGTGAGAGATATGACTTCGTGCATGACATTGTTGGTATTTGGGCGGGTGATAACTTTACCCCAAGATTCACCAAGCATTGATACCTGTAAGCCCATGCACTGCGTGGGTTTACGGATTATCAATCCTGATAATCATTAACTGCTAGGAGATTAAATTGGATTCGACTACCACTTTAGATTTAAGCCAGTTCTATGGCACTGAGAATTACTATCGCACCAATCCCTTTTTTGCTAAGGATATGGTTCACACTGATGGGGTTCAATACTTCGCTGACAATGCGGGTAATGGTGCTTACTGGTTCTTGGATATCGTTGCGACTGAAGCATTCCCACTGCTCAAGAAAGAGCCATTCTTGGCTATCAAATTGACAGTTGCCAATGGCAGTGCCGATATCAGTATTGAAGATGGTGATTACAGGACTTTCAAACAAAAGCATATTGCTCATACTGACTGCCCTGATGGGGAGTATCAGTTCTTCCTGACCGACAATGTTCTTATGCTTAGTTCGGAGTATTGATTATGACTACCTACTTTATCGGCAAAGAGACCTTTACCTGCCCTCTGATTATGGAAGGCAGTTGGGGAGAAAAGGATATCGGGACTCACGAATCCACAATGGAGTTGTATTTCAATGATGATGCTAGAGGGTTCATTGAATGGGATATCGAGGATGTGGGTTTTGAATACATTGGTCTGTGGTTCACCATTGATCCAGTCGGAGTTCGCACCTTGGATGAATATGATGGAGTGATGTGCCTGTCTGACAAGGCAATAGCCCTGTTGCGTAAGTATGATGTGATCGTGCCAAAGGAGTTCGAATAATGAGAGTCGAATTTGATGAAGACACTGGTCGGGTTCTACTGCGTGTGTGGAAATGCGACTGCAATCGTGAGGTCTGCTCGGATGGTTCAGGCGGGGATGTAGCGTGTGATTGTGGGCAGTTGTTTAATGCTTTCGGTCAAAGACTGGTTGATCCTCGCCTGTGGGAAGAAAACGAGGATTACTAGGCAAACTGAAGAGACTTAATTTAGTCGAAACCAGTGCATACGAGATTAGAAGCAAACCCAACATAGAGTTCAATACTCATCATGGGTTAGAAGCAAATCCAAATGCACTGGTCTTTGTCAAAACTGCTAGGAGTGAATGTATGTCTAAATTTATGGTTGAAATCAATACCGACAATTCAGCGTATGAGACTGACTACTATGAGGAAGTAATAGCAAATCTCAAGAGTGTTATCGCAAATGTGGACTGCTCGGAATTGAATGGAATTATTAGGGATACCAATGGCAATAAGGTTGGTAGGTTTTATACACATTGCGAAGAGGTGTGATATGCCGACAATGAAGATTAAAGCCTATGACGCAGTCATTAGTTGCGACTGGTTAGGTGATGGTGCAAATGTATTACTGGGAGTCGCAGAAGAGGGTCATCCTGAAGATGCGTATTTTGATAGTTGGGCAGATGAAAAGATTTACTTCTTTTTGACTGAGCAGGAAATGCAATCGCTGAAAGCGGGGGATGCTCTTAATGATGGTGAAGACTTCACCATTGTTGAGATTGATAAGGACAATCCCACTATTTTTGAAGTTAATTACGAATTAGAGGGGGTGTGATATGGGATGGACTGGTTCACAATGGCATGGATCGGGGACACGAAAGAATTTCCTGATCCATGAATTTAATCAAGAGAATGATACCCACAAATGGTGGTTATCGGATGTATCTATGCGTGGTGCAGTTGCTTACTGTATCTATTGGTGCAAGGATAAAGCCACTGGGGTAGAAACCCATGAGGGTATGGTCATTCTTACTGAGAAACGCAAGGATGAGCCATATTGGATTTTCTACAAGGAAGTGGGGGAGAGTTGCCTGCCCTATTACTTTGACGCACCTGTAAGCCTGATCAAAAAGTTAAACGAGTTGGGAGAGCCATGCAACGACAATGCTCGCCAGTGGCGGGATCGTTGTTTGGAAAACGCACAACGAGCCAAGATCAAGGTGGAGTTGGGGACAATCATCCAGTTTATGAAAACCTTTAAGTTCACCAGTCGCACTGGTGGATCATTTGAGGAAAACACTTTCACAATTGCTACGGACTGGAATGGGAAGAAAGCATTCAGGACTCAAACTGGGCAGTTGTGCCGTATCCCAAACTGGAAGAAGTTGGAGTATCGGGTATTGGGGGTGCAGTAATGTGGGACTGGATTGTGCCAATAGCAGTAGCCTACACTGCGTATGTGGTGTGGTCTGCAATCGTTGTATTTAACTAGGAGAGTGTGATGAAAGAAATTAAGGATTACGACAAATATTGGAATGATGAAGCCAAAAAACTGTTGTTGCATAAACGCATTGTCAATGTGCGATACATGACCAAGGAAGAAATGGGAGAGATGGGTTGGTATGAAAGGTCAATCGCTTTTCAAACCCATGATGGTCTGTGGTTCTTCCCCAGTCGGGATGATGAGGGGAATGGTGGTGGTGCATTGTTTACCAGTGATGATAAGCAATCCTGTTTGCCAGTAATGCCCTGAGTGATACTTCTATGCCTTTGTGTGAGGGCATAGGGATTGTCATTCGGCAATCATAACTTTAACTGCTAGGAGAATGTTATGGGTTTAGATATGTATTTAAGTGCCAAGAGATATCTTTCGTCTCACCGAGACGAGGACAAGGAAATATCTCAAAAGGTCAATCAAATGATTGGGGTTGATGGTAATCCTGAGAAACGATTTGGTGGGGGATCGAGCCTTGTGGTCAAGGAAGTATCTGTGGATGCTATGTATTGGCGAAAAGCAAACGCTATTCATGGGTGGTTCGTGGAAAACTGTCAGGGTGGGGTGGATGAGTGTCAGCAATCCTATGTGCCAAGGGAGAAACTGGTGGAGTTGCGGGACTTATGCAAAGACATCCTTGAGAATCCTGATGCCGAGAGGGATGATGACTTAGAGCCTACACGAGGATTCTTTTTTGGTTCATACGAAAAGGATGAATGGTATTGGCAAGACCTAAAGAATACTGTCGAGGGCATTACCAGTGCGTTGGAATCACTGCCCGAAGATCAGTATGAGTTTTACTATCAAGCCAGTTGGTGATCCTATGGACTTTGATTCTTGGAGTGCCAAATACAAGCCCATTCCAAACCATCTAAACGAGGATGGTGTGGACTATTTCGAGACTTACGGAATCGAATTGGGCTATGTATTGGGGGTTGCGGACTGCGATCCCAATAGGGTATGGACTTATGTTGATGGGGATGGTGGGACTTACCTTATCAATGGGTATCACTTAGTGAATCGCATTTACTACATGATTACTGAAGTGCCATACGAGGGTGAATATGTTGAAGTAATAGTTAGTCAAGAGGAGTGTGAAGATGCCTAAATACTTTGAAGTAGAAGATGATGTGCAGAACATTTGTTTGGACTGCCATCACATTGGGTTTACCCATGCCGAGCATGAGATTGAAGGGCAGGAAGAAGCCGAGGTAGTTTGCCCAAAATGTTATAGCACCTACTACTTTGTTATTTCTGAAGAGGAGAAAGCAAATGCCTAAAAAATCACTTGAAGAAATTGAATTGGAAATGAATAGTATGTTTTTCGATTTAACGAAAAGATGCAAGATCGAATATTACGAATGGCGATTAGAAGACAAGATGCACTATGGTCGGCTGATGGCTATGAAGCAAAGAAGACTGGCTGAACAACAACATAAGGAGAATCAAAATGCCTAATTGGTGCGATAACACTGTATATATAACCCATGATGATCCCAAGAAGATTCAGGTTCTTGTGGATGCGTGGAAAGCAAACAAATTCTTTGGAACTATCCATCCTGAGCCTGATTACACCAAGGTAAAGGTCAAGCCGACATTTCCCAGTATCAAGGGTAATGACGATCCAGTTAATCCTGAATCAGCATGGTGGGATTGGCGGGTTCAGAACTGGGGAACAAAGTGGGAGATTACTACGGATGAAGCCTACATTGATATTCAGGAAAATGAGATCAGAGCATCATTCGCTACTGCGTGGTCTCCGCCTACTGGAATCTTTGACAAACTGGTAGATCAAGGTTATGGGGTGAATGCTCTTTACTATGAGGGCGGTTGTTGCTTTTGCGGTCAGTATGTGGATGGTTCAGATGAGACCTATGACATTAGCGGTAATTGGTTGGATGTCAAAAACAATATCCCCGATAACATTGACCTTGAGTTTGGCATCACCGAGAGCATGAAAGAATGGGCTATGCAAGAACTTGCTGATGAGATCGAGGAACTGGAAGAAACCTTGAAAGAAAAGGATGATGCTGAACTTTCTGCCCAGTTGATCGCCAAGAAGAAAGAACTTGAGGAGATGGAAGATGCCTAAATATACAGTTGTGTTTGTATCGTATGGGTATGTAGAAGTTGATGCTAAAGATCAAGATAGTGCGATTAGTAAAGCATACGAGCAATCTACATGGGATCATTTTGAGACACCTGAGTATGTCAGAGTTGAGGAGATGCAAGATGCTTAACCAACAAAAGGTAGAACAAGCGGGATATACAGTTTTACCCAAGGGTGGGTGGATGTATGTTGATCCTGAGATAGTGCCAAGGGATTGGGATGATCTTGCCAAGAGTTTTGGGTTTGATCCTGACTGTAAAGGTGTTTATTTGTGTGTATGTGGAATAAAGGAAGAATCATGCGTAGATACGGAGTAAGTGTGAGATTTACTGGCACTACTTATGTTGAGGTAGATGTGCCAAACGGGGAAGACCCTGATGAGTATGCACTTGCAGATGCAGAGCATAGATTTACTAAGATATCTGATTGGGAGTCTGAGGTTGTGGATGTGAGTGAGGTTGATCCGCATGACTAAAAGTATCCTAGAACTTATAAAAGAACACTTAATTACATGGCCTCAGTCGGTGGATTCTCAGTTGTGGAATGACCGAGTTGATACCTTAATTAAGCGGGTTGAGGAGTTAGAGGAAAAGAAAGATCCAAAACCTGAGTAGATTTACCTAGCAGTAAATAGATACCCCCAGTGCCGTAAGACTGGGGGTTTTTCTATATTATCTGCCTATCAACACCTTTTTAAGGGATTGGGACATCCTAAATAGACCATGAGCAACATAGTCATCATTGAAATCATGCCCGATTGTGTCGCTGATCCAATAAGGTTTGCCTGTCTCTTTGGCGATTCTTTCTCCGACACCACTGGGGTCATTGTCAGCCACGACTATCCCATTGGGGATAAGCCTTGCTACTTCCTTGAGGTTGCCTGCACTAAAGCAAACATGGATTGTGTATCGCATTTTATTGGCTCTCATTACCGCCTGAATAGACAAGCCCGTAGCCAAACCCTCGCAGAAGATCGGGACACCTTTTGCATCAAAGGTGAAAGTTGCCCCCTTCGTCTGCTGACCATAGAGAAACTTCTTATCCCCCTCGTCATTGATGAGTTGGCATCCTACTATTTTTCCATCTTTCCGCATCGCCACTACTAATTTGCCGTCATGCACGGGCATTTTCTCGTCTGGAAAACCTTTTTTTAACAGATATGGATGGTGCATAACTTCAGTCTGGTGCATGATCCAGCCTGCTTTTGCACAAGCACGATCAGCCAAAGCCGTGCGTTTTTGGTCTTCTTGGTCTCGCAGTTTTAGAAACTGTGGGGTTGTCGCATAATTTCCATTATTGCGCCACATACTTGGCTTATCCATGGTTGCCCAGTTTTGCACCCAGCCAACATCACCCATGAATTTATAGCGCCCATTACGCTTATGGGGATGGTCATCTGTTGGGGTTGCTACCCATTTAAAAGGAACAACATTGTTAATGATCAACCCATGAGATCGAGCAAAGTCTTCAAACCTCATTTGACTCCCTTTAACTTAGATATCTCTTGGCACTTTTCGTTATATTTTTTCATCCATAGTCCTCGCTTGGATGCGAAATAAGTAATTTTTCTTTGGAACATATTTACATCATTGATATAACTTTGCACTTCATCATCAAAAATTTTCTTGTGCTCTTGCATTTCTTGTTCTAACTGCACTATGCGGTCTGCTTGTTGGCGTAGCATATTGGCGTGTTTTTTAAATACATTTTTCTTATTGCCAGAGGATAGCCAATCGTCTGACCATCCTTCTAATTCATCTGCTAATTCGTATGCGTTCATTATCTATCTCTCCTTTTTGCCCATTGAATGTCTTTACTCCTAATCCACTTTTGGGTATTGATGGATGGGTGAATGGTGGTATCTGCTAACCCTTTAGGCCATACCCCAAACTTCTCCCGATACTTATGACTTGCCCAGTTGGGGTTATAACTTCTTTGCTGTGCGATATACAAAAGTTCAGAGTAAAAGATCTGCTTATCATCTTTTCTTGCTTTTACGCCCGCTACCAGTTCGATTAACTCACCTGCCACAGCATCAACATGGTTGCGTCTCTTACGGACATGACCACAGGCAGGGCAGGTATCGCTGTTTTTGGGCCATAAATACCCACAGGATGGGCATTTAGACTCACTCTTGATCTTCTTAGTGGGTTCTTTCTTGGCTTTTTCCTGTTTGCCACGCAAAGAACGCACCCCATCTTCGTATATTTCATCCCAATCCTCTCGAAAACGAATGTAGTTGCCTGAATGATCAAGCCACAGGGCAAACTCCTTGCCTTCGTGGGTTCGCATTACACGCCCCATCTGTTGGATGTGGGATGACAGGGATTTGGAAAAGGGTCTGGCAGAAACTCCGATCATTACATCGGAGACATCAAAGCCACGAGTCAGGATGTCGGTGGCAATCAGCCCGTTAATCTGGGTATCTGGCTTAGCAAAATCCTCAATCGCTGCCTTTTTGAAATCGTCATTATCCTTGTAGGATATCGAGACAAAGTTGTATCCCTTGATAGCAAACTGCTCTACAAGGTCTGCGCCATGGGCTACACCTGAGCAGAAAACAATGGTCTTCATTGGTTTGCCATATATTTCATGGGTCTTTTTGATCCATTCATCCACAATATCGCCAGTAATACGCATCCCTCGTTCTGTTACTTGATCTGCCGACCACTCACCAGCGACCTTCTTTACCCCAGTCATGTCTATCTCTTTGGCGATATAGACTTTCAAGGGGGTCAGCCACTTCTTATTGACTAGATCTTCAGTGGTTGCGCCACACACTACATTGGTATAAAGATCCCCCAATCCTTTGGTAAATGGGGTTGCGGTGAGCCCTATGACTTTGATGTGAGGATTACTCAGGATGAAATCAGATGTCTGCTTCCTAGCGATGTGGCACTCGTCCACGATCATCAGATCGACCTCTGGGAAGTCGGATCTGCGTTCTAGGGTTTGGGCAGAACATACCTGAATGCGGTTGTGGCGGTCAAACATCCAATGGTCAGCTTGGAATACACCATGCTTGATGCCATATTTGGTCAGGCGCATACTGGTTTGATCGACCAGCACCACCCGATCTAGGACCATGGATGTTCGTTTGTAGTTTTCTGCGGTGGCTTTCATAAGGTAGATGGCTACCTCGGTCTTGCCAAATCCTGTTGGCGCATAAAGCAATTGGGATCTATGCCCACGCTTAAATCCCTCTCGTAGAGCATCGACCACGCTGAGTTGATGCTCACGCAATTCTAAAGACTGCATAAGTACTCCTAACTGTTAGGATTCCCCCCTAACTTGGGCTTGGGCAATTATTTGCCCAGTTCTTTTTTAAGTGCTTCTTCTAACTGTGTTGCCAACGCAGAAAGGAATCGGGCTTCTTCCAAAGCCTCTTTTAGTTTCCTTTCATTGGCTAGTTCGTATGCGGTGCGGATCGTGTGTTTGATCGCTGTGCATACATCGGAGTAATCGGTCATTCTGTCTCCTTCTCTAGTTTTTTAAGTTTGTTCATTAATGATTTATTGGTTCTCATTAGTTCGGAGTTGCGGTTCTGATACATATCTCTGCCTTCACGCAAAGATTTATTCTCAATCTCCAATACTCGGATCTGCTCTCGCAGGTTCTTGATGGTATCTTCGGCATCAATCTTTTCAATCTCTGAAGCATTCCACTGTCCGATAGCAATCTTGTCTCGCAGTAGAGTGTTTTCGTCTGCCAGTGAGTTCACTGTATCGGTTAGTTCGTTTACCTTTTGCTCCAGTTCTGCGGTTGGGCTTTCGGTGGTGACATCAGGCTTGGTGGTTGGTCTTTGGGTTGACGCCTTTTTTTTAGATTTGTCGGTATTCATGGTCGTTGTGTTGCCATGTTTATCGACATAAGTAACAGTGGTTTTGGCTGGCGCTTTTGCTTCTTCTTGCATCGCTACACGCACACGCCCAACAGTCATGCTGGAGACATTCAGTTCTTTGGCAATATGGTTGTTTGACATTTTGCCGTATTCCTCATCGGCAAGCATGATGCGAATAATTGCACGAATATCTTCTGCTTTGAGACGATTACCATGCTTATTGTTGGCTTTCCATGCGTAAAACCTTGCTTCACGCAGTGTGCCAGTATGAACAATGGCTTCAATACTGGTTAGACCATTAGCTTTATAACCAAAATAGCGGTGGAATCCATCGACTAGCCAGTATTCTGAGCCATCATGGAATACTTCTACTGGTGGGAATACCACGCCATCACGCATGACCTCGGCATATTCTTTTACTAGGTCTTGATCTAGTTGAACACGGGGCTGAGTTCCCCCATCGGTGCGAATGTTCAGTAAGTTCAGTTTCTTCACAGTTTCTCCTCTTGTAGTTAAGTAAGTAATACAGTTAAGTCAGGTTGCTTTTTGGTGAACGCACCTAGCCTCTCCTAGATGCCTTCAACTGTTGCTTTTTGGAGCCACAGCACCCGCCAGACGTTCGATCTAGGACTCTGGCTTCGCCATCCTTTCCCCTGTTTCAGATCTAATCCCACAGTAGGGGTTCTTCCCATATAGCTGTTGTTATGTCCGACCTATATGGTGTAGCTGAGGAGAGTTACGAAGAGTGAAGAGGCAGTTATGCCTTTCACACGTTCTCGTAATTCTCCTAGCACGACTAGATTAAACCAACAGAAATAAATTTGCAACAATTTTTTTTCACAAAAGAAAAACCCCCAGGAGTGTGAGCCTGGGGGTTTTGAGGTGAGTGTGTTCACCGAGGGCTTGCATTGCACAAAACCAATCTGCTAGGAGTGGAGAACGTGCGATACCAGTGTGGGCTGGTACACTAAATGTACCACAAAGAAAAGAAAATTGTCAATATTTAGTAGTTGTATGCTTGGATTTCTAGAGATATAGCTTATTGGGGCTCAGCACCCACCACTTAGGTGCTCAAACTCCCCTTAGCAAGGGGCTAGGGGCGGCCTTATTTACCAGACACCAAGCATACGAGATTATTTTATCTCAATTTTTTCGTTTTCAAACAACCAGCCTATAGTCTTGCGGTGAGCTTCTTCCCAAAGCTCGGTACGTTCTTCCTTGCTCATCTTGTAGCCCTGATCCAGATTGGAATGACACCGAAAACATAATGCTGCGATGCGGAAATCGTGGGACTTGAGGGATCTCCCTTTTCCGTCACGGAGCTGGTTTGAATGTGCAGCGCAGACTGTTCCGTCTTGTTTGCCACAGTTCTGGCATGGGCTGGTTCTAACGGATTCTAGGAGCTTCTTGTTGCGGTAGATGGTCATAGATCCAAATGATATACATATTTAAACTGGTCATTTGGTATTACAACGCAAGGTTCAGTCCTAACCTCATGGTTTCTACGCATGATTTTGACCTCTGGGTTACCTTCAATCACAAAATAAAGGTAAAGATCATCAAACTCCACAAACATCAAGGCTGGAACTCCATGGCGCTGACCCTCTGCCATCATGATTTTGAACTTCTTCTGGCTAAACTGAAAATCTGGGAAAGTCCCAAAGTTATTAAATCGTCTGCGGTATTCGCCAATCGCTACAAGTCTATTGCCACGAAAGAACTCCCAGTCCCAGATGCTCATGGGTTCTTGGGTGACAATATCCAAGTTAAGTAGATTCATAAGATCAGTCCTCGCTTTGGACTGGTTCATACCATCTTCTTGGATTTGCCAATTTTCTTTTCTATTTAAACCTTTTTCCAAAATCATAGAAGATCATCTGGGGCATAAACGTCATAGCGAGCTCTTAAAGCTCGTCTAATCTTATCTAAGGCAGTCTTCTCCAAAAGGGATACATAGGCACGAGATATTCCCATCTCCTTGGCTATCTCTTCGTGGGTCAATACTGCTTCAAACCCCGTTGTTTTATTAACATCTACCATCGTCTTCATCATTGATCCTCACACTAGAGGACATATTGTATGCTCGATTCCAAGCTGCTTGCCAGACCACCCAATAATTTTGTAGGATCTTTTGGGGATGAGGCCAAGGCTCTATGTTATTCATAGCCCATTGGTTGAACTCTTCTTCCATTCTGTTCATATTAATACGGGATCCCAGCTTGTCTTAATATGGCTTGGAGTCTTTGGCACTCAGCCTGAACAACATGCAGTTGCTCTCGGAGCATCTGTTCGGTATCTTCTTTGTCCTGTAAGGCTACCAGACCAGCAAATGGAATAGGTTCATAACTAGCGCCTGTATGCACAATGTGTGGGGGCGAGGCATTTTCACGATCTTCGGTAGTCCAAGTGGTCATAACTTCTCCTCTGGTTGGGTTAGGGCTTCAAAACAATGCTTCTCGTATAACATCTTTTCTATTTCAACGCTATACGCATCTCGTTCCATCCTCAATTTATCCATAGTTACTTTGTGATTGCTGGTTGAGGCATTCCATGCGGTTTGCCATGCAAGCCATAACCATTGAACCATTCGGTCATTAACCTCTTGGTTGTTTTCGTCCAATAGTTTCTTTTTCTTTGCCCAAAGTAAAAATTCTTCTTTCATTTATCTCTCTCCTTTAATAGTTTTTCAGCGTAATCAAACTCTTCTTTATGCTTTCTTTCCAACTCCGCTATACAGGCTTTTAGCTCATTTATCTCTTTCAACATCCTTTCCATCAGGTCTGCGCAATAACCAAGAAAAGGAAATTTGGTTGTTCCATTAGCAACACTACGTGCCAGCCCAATAGTATTTTTAACTGTTCGTATGCTCACCTTTCTCATTTCTCTTGTGCCTTGTTCACTATCTGATGTAGATACATTCGTATTGCTATTGACATATTTATTCCATGTTTTTTAAAAATTGCGTTAACAGTTTCTTTTGTTTTTGTATCCACCCTTACTCTAATCATGTGATCTTTGTTCATTTCTGAATCCTTTCCCACAACTCAGACAACGGCATCCCTTTAATCTCTCTCCAGCCAATGTGTATACAGGCATACATAATGAACAGGAAGAAAGCAAAGACCACGGCAAAGATTAGCACCGCACAGGTAGCCACGAACAGGGCAAACATATTAAGAATGGTGACTATCATTTTGTACGCTTTCTTTTAATTGCTGGCAACCCAACAGTAACCTCTGGTTCAATCATAGCTTTTGCCAGAGATTTAGATCTGCTGGGTATTTCCTCTACAGAATAATTCCCATTCATTAAAAAGCCAATCATGGCAAATCCTGCATAGAGAGACTCTAAGTATTCTTTATCTTGATCGGTCATTTCTTAATCTCCAGTGATTCAATCCTGTCAGTCAGGATTGAGCCAAGGTCTTTACCTTTTATGGCTACCATCTGGGCTTCTGGGCAATCATAGACAAGCTGGGCTGCATCTTTGATCGCCTTGTTGTAGCCACTGGTGTATGCATCATTCCCATCAATAATCATGCAAATAGCATCCCGTATTAGCTTGGATGCTGTGCGATTCTTGGCTTCTTTCTTTAGCCGAGTATGCATCTCGACTGGCAGATATACCGAATAGGGAACTAACTTTTTTTGTTCCATTCGTTAAATTCCTTCATTAATTTGTTGAATAAAATCCTTGCTGGTTCATTGGTTTTAAGTTCAGAACGGGATTGAATATCCAGATAATTGCGCAACCAGTCTGTTGCCATCTCCTCTTCTTCCTCAAAGATCTGCCCATCGTCATAGAGGTATCTCCAAAACTTTGGGTCACGGCATAGCAAACCAGCAGTGCGAACATATTTTTCCCCAATAAATTCTTCTCGGTTTAATGGAGTTTCATCTGCTCCAATCCTGACCATGACCACCTGATACCTAGCACCGACAAAATCCCGAAGGAGATCCTCTGGGATATCGTCTGGGTGCATAGATAGGGTTAAAACATAGCCAGTCTTATCCTGTTTGAGAGCAACCTTAACTCCCTCAAATTGGATTGTCTTCATTGGCTTTTCCCAAGACCTAGCTGGTGTTCAAGATAAGAGATAACCGCCTTGTAACCAATGATTTGGTGATTTAACTCCGCAATCTGAACATCTTTAACATCAATGGTGTCATGTAAAGATTGAAACTGAGAATCTTTGTACAGACTAATTTTCTGTTTGGCAGAGTTTGCAAATCGCTCAGATTCAGCGTTGATGTCATCAAAGGTGTATATCTTTTTAGTTCGTCCCATGACTGCTCCTAGTAAGGTAAGTCGTTATCAACAGGCTTGACATATGGCTCAGAAGCAGAGATTGACAAAGTCTTCTTGCCATTGATCTCTTTCTTCCATCCCGCTATTGAGACCTTGATAAGGTCATCATCCGTTTTGGCAAGCATATCTTTTAGGAAAGACCGATCAAGATTCAAGTCACCCCGTACATCAGGGTGCATATCGGTCTTTTTCTTATCGTTAGGCCACAGTGTGCCTGTATTGGGTTTTGGTACAAATGCCATTACGCTTCCTCCTTAGTAAATTCGTTTTTCTTGGCAGTAAACTTGCCCATCATTTCCTTGAAGAATGTGGCATCGGTAGCTTTGACAGTGTCAAACAACACCTTGTTCTTCTTGAAAATCAACATGACATCTTCCTCGTTCTCAGTAAGATCGAGCAACTGGTGCGAGATAGTCTTGATTAAATCAAGCCAGTCCTCTGCGTTATCGCCTGGTTTTCCTGGTGCTACGATCTGCCACTCACCCTTCTCACCAGTGATTGGCTTGGGGTCAGCCTTCTTGGGTTCAGGCTTTGGTTCTGCCTTTGGAGCAGTCTTAGCCACTGGCTCAGATGCTCCCATTGTGGCATCTAAGGCATCATGCTCCACGATCTCAAAGGCATTAGTCCACAGATACCTACGCAGATATGTCTGCACCGCACCAAGGTTCTGTACATCATGGCAACCTTTGAGGGCTGCTGAACTCATGGGCGATGTAAACATAATGGATGTGCCATCTTCTACATCGTTGATCTGTAGGTATGCCATATGCTCGGTAAACGACACCGCACCGCACAGCCCTATCTCATGGCAGATCTTCTGAATTGCTGGAAGAAAATCGCCTAATTCAAAGTATTCGTAGCCAGCAAACTTATTCTTGCCTGACTTCGTTAACTTTGTACCCTGTAGCAACATCCTAGCCTGTTGCAGTTTTTTATACACACTCATATACACTCCTTAATTAACAACCGATTGGTTTCCATGGACCATTGACTTTGGTATCCCAACAGCACATACCTCCACGACCATCCGACTCGCACTTAACTTGAGCCATAACACCAGTGGACATCAAAGCAATAAACGCCACAGCAATTAGCTTCTTCATACATTCTCCTTAGTTAATAAATAATCCCGATACTGTTGGCAGTACTGGGAGACTGGGCAAAAGTTTGCACACCGAGTACGCTCGCCCTGACGCACTTCGATCTCATAGTCCTTGCCGTATTGCTCTAAGGCAACTGTAGCAAGGGCTTCTGATTCATATAAGGCTTTCGCCCTAACATTTCCTTTCTTACGCACCGCCCATACAGTGGGCTTCTCCCACATCTCTTCGGGAGTGCAGTCTGGTAGATCGCCATCGGTCTCAATCGAGAACTCGCAGGCACTGTGTAGGGAAATCCGTTTGGCAACATAGGCTTCACGCTCCTGCATCGTCCACAATTTCATGGGTATCTCTAGGATAGGGGCTTTAGGGTAGCCCTCTTTCTCTCGATCCCGCCTACTCCAATCACGCAACATGGCAACAATGGTGACTGACTGAACAGGCACTTTCTTAACCTTCTCGACTAGCCATGCGTAGATGTTTAACTGGTTCTCCCATTCAGGCTTCTCGTTCATGGCAGCCCATACGGATGTGAACTTATAGTCCTTAACATGGATGCCATCGGTGGCTACTTCCTGTAGGTCTACCGCACCAGTGATATGCCAACCATCATGCTCGACATGGATGCGTTGCTCGACAATATGGTTCTCATCCTTGCCCTGTTCCAAGAAGTTATGGATGGCTGAGCCGACTATTGACCATACCATCTCCGAGGCATCTTGCTCGATCTCTTCCTCAAACTTACGGGTCAAAGCCACGATCTTTGGGCTATTGAGCAACTGGGTAGCAGACAGGTGAGCCTTGCCCTTGTTATAGGTAGGGCGTTCCAAGACATTGATAAAGGTCTGTGGGATGCCGTATTCGTTAGTTAATTTCATGTTTTTTCCTTGTAGCTAGTTCCATCTGCATTTGTTCGTACATATGTTGGCGCATCATGCGAAAGAACTGGAGTTTCTGATCCCGTTCATCTCTCTTGTCCTCAAAGTATCTGCGCTCGTCCATGCGAGTCTTCCATCCTTTTCTCATTTGCTTGTCATCAATAAAACAATGCCAAGAAGCATGACAAACCCAGTGCATCCAATTAACACTAAACGCTCTACATTACGCTGGCGATGCCATTCTGGTGGGTGGATGAACAGGCTTTGGATATAGATCATGTCCTCATCATCAATAGGCATGGGCTTTGGGGATTCGTTATAGCGACAGCCAATCTGAATACCCTTGGAAGTGGTGTACGGAATTGTTTTCATTTAGTTCTCCTAGCAGTTAAACTAGACTCAAGTATGTATCAGAGTTTTGGGTATGTCAATAGGTTGTACCCAATATAATTCATGTGCTATATTCTCACTATAACAATGTTATAGTGACATAGGGAAAACACTTAGATGAAAATAGAATTACCGTACCCGCCAAAAGAACTATCTCCTAACGCCACGTTGCACTGGGCTAAGAAGATGAAGTTTAAGAAGTCCTATCGCCAGACTTGCTGGGCTTTAGCGCTATCTCAAAAGCTAACAGCACCCTCAGGAGAGGGCAAAATCAACATCCACATAACCTTCTACCCCCCAGATAGACGGCACAGGGATGCAGACAATATGGTGGCTTCTATAAAGGCTGGCTTAGATGGGGTAGCCGATGCCCTAAAGGTCAACGATAAACGCTTCCTACCCACTTTTAAATTTAGCGATGAGCCACTCGGAAAGATAGTAGTCGAGATAAAATGAAGATGCCGCAGCAATGTGGCTTCTTCACGTTTTGGGGGGCTTAGAACACCCCCCTTTTTTTACAGTCCAGAGTCCAAGCGCATCTGGACAATACCTTCTAGCATCTCCTGTTTTGCTCGCTGTAGATCAATGATCTCCTGTCTGCGTTGCTCTGGCGAGAGCTTCTTATCTTTCACCTCACCAGTGTTACGAATCTGTCGGTTGATATCCCGTAGGGCTACTTCCATGCCAGTCACATAGTCACGGGCTGAGATTAGATCAGCATGCTTGTTGAAGTACTTATCAGCCTCGTCTGCCTTGTCACGCTCTAGGAGCTTCATGTAGGTCTCGTACTTGTTATCGACCTTCTTCTTAAAGTCATAGAACAATTCCTCGTTACCACGGGCTACATCAGGGGCAACAAACGAGCCATACAGAGGGTTCTGTCTAGTAGTTGCACTTGGGCGGTCTTCTGCAAACATATTCGATAGCCACTGGACAGCAGAGCCAGTCGTTCCAAACAAGCCACGGACTAGGTGATCTGCCTCGATAGGATTTAGAACACGCTTGTTCTCGGTAAATGGGATGCCAGTCAAGGCGCTGATAATCTTGCCAAGCTGCGAAGTCGCTGCGGTGTATTGCTCAACAGCGTCTAGGTCTTCCATGCCTTTAGGCGTTACTGTGCCACCCGTAAAGAAGTTACGATTTAAAGTAATTTCTGCAAAAGGTTTAACACCTGTTGATATCAGGTTTGGACCAAGCAAAGAGTCCGCAGCAGCCTCAAACAAGGCAGTGCGTAGGCGTGTGCCATCCACTTCATTCTCCGTTCCCTGTGTGGTTACATAGTTATAGATCAACTCAGGAACAGACTTGAACATGAAGCTGGCAGAGGTGTGCATTGGAATCAGGATGTTGTTCTCTAAGCCAGTCCAGTTCTTTGACAGGAAGATGTTACGGACTTTGGTCTGGTCATCGAGCTTCTGATACTCATCGTCATCACCCACAGCCATGCTATATAGCATGACATAGAAGCCAAAGGTAGCTCCAGTCTTAGCCAACTGTGCCAAGGCAGCGCCACGAGCTTTGCCAGTCAAACGCTTACCGACCAAGGACATCGCCAAGATATCAATCTGCTGGGCATATGCGTTCATAAACGAGACAGTCTTGGTAAAGAACTGGGCGTGTCTTGCGCTACCACGCTTAAGGAAGTCAATGACGTTGTTGGCTTGAAGCAGAGCCAACATCTCATCGCCCGTCTGTCTGAGGGTGTTGTTATAAACCGACACACGCTGTCCGTAGTCTGAGGCATCGCCTACACGATCTAGGAAGCTCATCAAGGAATCAAACTTATTCTTTTCCAATAAGCCAATCTGTTGCTTGTATTCAATCTCTGGGGTGCGGGTATAGGACTGATAGCCACCAATACCATAGGACTTGAGCATATCAACTACAGGATCATCGGACTGCAAGGCTTTAATAAAGCCACGGAATGTGCCAGCCCAGACTCTGGTTGGATCTTTTAAGCCAGTGACTAAGGCTGCGGTAGGCGCATCCATGAACAACTGACGGATCTGGAACTGAGGCCAGAGTGTAACGCCTCTGCGTAAGCCGTTGGCTAGAGCTCCAAGCATATCCATCGCTGGCATGCTGATATTCTCCATGCCTATTACAGACTCAGCAATCAACGGATCTTTAATCTCGATGATAATTCTGCGACCATTAACTAGGATGTTGGTGCGAACTGCGCCCTCTGGGGTGCGACCTTCTTCTGGGAATACAGCAATCTGACCCTTCTTGTTACGGGTAGCGTACTCCTGTGCCACACGATTACCAGCGTAATTACGCATCGAGTTACGGGTAATCATAGCTACGTTGTGGAGCATGTTATCCACGATGTCATCAATATCCTTAACGACTACAGTATCCTCAAAGCGCTTTTCCTTGCCGACATTGGTTAGACGCTTCACGCCACCCATTTGTGAGGCTTGGTGCAAGTCTTCCATATCGTCTTGGATACGATACCAGGGCACATAGTCCTTAATTCCTTTTAGTTGCTTAGCCCGTTTCTCGCTAATGATCTTGCCAAATAACATCATGTCAATCATGTTGTCATTTACCTTAGTCCAGTTATCGAGCATGGTGCGTAATTCTGGATGTTGTTTCTCTTGGTCGCCATAGAACTTGATCTGCTCTTCGTCAAAGCGGACTTTTTTCTTGGCAATATTAATCATCCGCAGGCCTTTCTCAGCCTGAAGAATCTCATCTAACAGCAAAGCCTGACGAGCAACCGAGGTTTTTGGATCACGCATCTCAGCGTTTAGATCGTTTAATTCTTTTTCACGAGCCTTGAACTCATCCATGATGCTCTTGGATCGCTTGGCTTCGAAGAAGGTATTGACCCTATCGGTAGCCCTTTGCAAGCCTTCACGCTCGATCAAATCATGCTTAGCCAGCAATACGTTAGCCATAGAGAATGGTCGTCTAATTGCTTGGAACATCTGGGTCTTAGCGTTAAATGCCAGCGCACCACGGATGATGACCTCAGAGGCAATATGACCAGCATGCAAGGCGTTAGTAACGGCAATCGAGGCAACGGCTCGCATCTCGCCATCACGCAACATACCTTCTAAACCTCTGGCTTTTTGCAATGCCAGATCAGCCATTTCCAAACCAGCGCCAAACCAGATGTTCTTGTTTCTAGCGTATGTGATGGCACGAACAATCTTTCCACCCATAGCCTGAGAAGCTAGTAATGGAGCATCTTTCGCATCCTTGTAGACCTGTCTTGCACCCCTAAAGCCACCAAGCATCATATCCTTAACGCTACGGCTAGGCTTGACTGGGGTATGGTTTAAACCATCCGCTTGGAATTTTTTATCAAAATCATCTACATTGTTTAGGAACTTTAAAGCATCGGCATTATCGGTCACATATTCAACCAGCATCTTACTGGTCATGCGCTCTTGCTTTCCAGACATAATCCGATCAAACTCACGATGTACTACATACTTATTATTTAAACCAATAACTGATTTAATAGCCTCTAGAATCTTGGAAACTGCTTTAGTAAAGCGCTGCCACGCACTACCTAGAGATGCCTTCATCAGTGGCTCTGCATTGACTGCCCAGTATTCAGATGGATTAATGTATTGATATAAGCTGTAGTCAGGCAACAGGTTAGTAGCTTTTCTATAGTTTTCTTCGCTTGGCTTTTCAACATATTCCAGCACAGCATTGAAATAATCTAATGATGGTTTATCAGTATTTCCTTCTATTGCCTTAGACAAAGCATCGCCCCATGCCTCAACGACAGCTATCTGTGCTTCTGGGGTCATCATCTGCTCTAGCGAGTGCGCAATCTCATGGCGCATGGTTCGGTCTTGAGTAGAGCCTTCCTTGAATATGGTGATTAATTGCTCAAATGGAGTAAAATTTCCAGAAGCACCGCCTTTGGTAGAGCGCACTGACAAGCGCAGACCATCTAGAACAGCTGGGAAACGATTTGCCAGCATGTCTACGACTTGATATGCCTCATCCGATAGGTTGCCAGCAGCGTTCTCTGCCGATGCCTTGGTGCGAATCCACTGTGGCGATACACGAGGTTGCTTGGTCTTAGCAAGCTCTGCCTTCATATCTTCTTTGGCTTTCTTAAGATAAGTCAGGTCACGCTGGATATTGAGGTTTACATTACCTTCAATAACCTTCTTGAGCTTGGCAGTAATTGCACGGCTTAGGCGAGCTTGTTCTTTAATTTGCTCGGCACGGATTTCATCCTTACGGGTATCCACACGCTTCTTAGTAACGCCAGCGATGTCCTGAACCTCTTTTGGTCCAAACATCTTACGAGCTTCGTCTTGGCGGGTAATTGCCTTGAAGAACTGCTCTTTTTCCTTCATCAAGTAGTTCATAGTTTCTTTGAACTCTTGTGGGCTGCGGGTGTAGTTAATCATGTCCGAGCCACGCTTGTAGAAGTCCTTGCCTAGTATTGACTTGAGATTCTCATCTAGGAAGTATTCGCCACCAGAACGCTTGTTGGATGGCACAGAGATCATGTAGGTATCGCCACGCTTGGTAATGCGTAGAATGTTGTCATCGCTGGCTATTGTTCCGTTGAGCTCATCAAGAAACTTCAGCATGTCATCTGGGGTTTTAAGACGGACATCAGCCCGCTTCTTTTCTTCCTCAAAGTTAAATTGACGGGGCAATAATATGCCCTGACCAGTAGTGCCATCATTCTTGGTGTAGCTGAGAATCTGTCCTGGATACTGGGCAAAACCAGCCAAGATGTTGCCAGTAATCATCCAGCGCTTCTCACGCCTGACTGTTGCGCCCTTATCGAAGATGTCGATAATCTTAGTCCACTCGCCTTGCTGGGTCTCTGGGTTAAGGTAGTTAACGTCAGTGGATTCCTCAAGGGTGTAGTTCGTACCGATTTGCGAGAAGTTTAGGGTTAGGCTTCTTGAATCTCCGTTGGCAATTGCCAGCGTCATCTTCCAGTCAGAGCCAGACGCTGGATTGACTGTGCGCTTGGTATTCTTGATATCGGTAATAACACCGAATACATACATGCCGTTCTTATCTTTGATGGTGACAGGCATGCCAATCTTAAGATTCTGCAAGACAGAACGGATCTTATCAGCCAGTAAGCGCTGCTGTGACTGCTGGGTCTCGATCTTGACTTGATCGGTCTCTTTCTCTCTGAGCGCTGCCAATCTTTCTCTGGCGTACTTATTCTCACGCTCATCAAACTCAGAGATCATATCCCTAGCAACTTGACCAGACATCTTGCCACCAAGGTTTTCGTCAACCATCTGGTTAACTTCTTGGCTGCTGTATGGCTTGACAGTACGCTTAACGTCTACACGCTCCATAAAGGCTGGTGCGGAGAAGATAGAATCCTCACCCTTGTCTTCGCTGATTGGCTCCATGGATAAGGTCTCAGCATCAAGGTCTACTGCCTTGGCTTCGAGCTTGTTCGTGCCCATGCTGTTCTCACGCTCAAGCAACTCGTTATAGCGATCAATCAGGTCGGCATAGACCTCTTCTTGTTGGGCAAGAGGAAGGATAGGAATGTAGCCAGTGAACCTACGAATATCAGCTTCTAGGGCTTCGTTGGTATCCTCAGCAATAGCCAGCATCTTGTCACCACCAAGAGCCTCATGGATTTCAGTGTTATCCCGTAGATACTCTTGGGCTACCTGACCGCCATAGTCATTCATAAAGTCAACTACGCCCTCAGCTGTCACGGCAGACTTACGGGATGCCGTAGTGTTGGCGTTCAGCGATGCCATCTTCTTGAGCAATACCGCAGCTGGGCGCATCTCAGCTGGGATGTCAGCCATCATCTGGGAGTAGGATGGGGTAACTACCTGACCTGTTCTGTGAACACGCCCAAGCATCTGCATATGGGTGTCGATGTTCTTCTCTGGCTGAACAATCAGCATATGGCGCTTACGCTGGTCTTTGACCTTGTTGCTTGCATGCAATGATAGTCCAGTAGATCCAGCTTGATTTAGGATTATGACATCAGTCTCACCGCTGTTGAAACCACGCACCGCATTAACACGCTGACGGATATTGGCTGAACGGCTAGTTAGGATTGGCTCACCAGTAGCGTAATTCAGAGTAATGGTTCTACCAGTGATCTCATCGGTCTTATATCCAGCCTTACGCAACTCATTGTGCATATAGTCGATAGGCGAAATGGGTGCTGATCCAAATCCTGAATTCTCAATCTGCTGGCGAATCTGGTTATAACGTGCCATCAATGTAGGACCAAGCTCTTCTGGCGTTAGCTTGCGCTGTGTTTTTTTGCCATCAGGAGCTTTGATCGTAATCATCAACTGCTTATCCAGATAGCGGACATACAGGTCAGCAAACGACAGATCTACCTTACCGCCTACCTCAATGCCCATATCCTCTGCATAGCTTTGCAAGAACGAGCCCATGGTATTGGATACAGTCATTACCACTTTCTCGCCAGCTTTGAGGCGATTGATAGCGTGGCTAACAGACTCTTTTGACTTCAACGATAAGAGCATCTGGTCAATAAGGTTGTGCATCACAGAGCCAAAGTTAGCACCCTGAACTGTGGTTTTTTCGCCACCAAACTCAGAAACTGTCTTGGCTTCTTTATCAAACTGTTTCTGCATCTGCTTAAGAACAATGTCTTTGGAACGAGAGAACGAAAGGATCTCACGCATAGATGTTGCCATGTTCTCAGCAGTTTGTTTGTCTACTTCTGTATCTACTGTGTTGTAAGCCACGCCAGCAAAGGTTCTTTCTCTGCGGATATATTGACCATCTTTGGTCAGCATGGTTGCCACGATCTGTTGCATTGGCACACCGCCACGCTTAATCGCTTCTGCTAACTCCGCTGGCTTATCTACTGCCAGCATCATGTTTGTGCTGGAATACAAGTCCATCACATCTGGGCGCTTGGCGTAGGTAGCCGATGAGAAGAATGTGCCAAAGGCATTACGTACTAAATTACGCACGAAACCAGCACGACCAGTGCTTAGGCTTTCACCTTTCTTGGCTGCTTCTCTTTGATCCTTGGTTCTTGCCTGAGTTTCACCACCGCCACCAGCGTTGTGCGACTCATCAAAGATCATGTAGTTATCCATGCCAAAGTTACTAATGAACTTCTGGCGCTCTGTGTCCTTACCCTTGACATTCTGGAGCTGGCTGTAGGTAGTAAAGATGACTTTGTAATCACCGATGCTGTCCTTATTGCGCATCTCTTCCATCATTCCGTCAAGCGATTTACCTGACTTGGGAGCTTTCAGAGTGAGGTTAATTTCCTCTACTTCTTCACCTTTCTTGCGGAGCAGCTGATAAGGGATCGACTCACCACCATTGGTGATAAATACCTTTGGTCTGTTTGTATCAAGCGCTAACTCTTTGGTCATGCCGATATCGTCTAGATCTCGGATCATGTCAGAGTAAAGATTTGGCTTCTCAGTAACGAAGATTGGAATCTTGCCGTTCTTGATAGCGAACTTAATCATGGCAGCCACGACACGACCTTTACCAATACCAGTCTGATCGCCAATGATGAAGCCCTTACCAGCCTCAGCGTTACGAATGGATAGCGCTAAGGCATCGACTTGTTCTGCGGAGAAGTCTTCACGCAAGGTCTCCAAGTCCATGCCAAGGTTATCAGCTACGTACTCGTCAAGGTTGCCCATCTCGTTCTCAACCTTTTGGAGAGACTGCTCGATGGAGTCACGCATCGCCCTTGGCACTAATGTACCAACGGATGTAGCTTGAGATTTTGGTTCGTAGCTTGCCTGTTGCTCTGTCTCGACTTCCTCGCCTCTGCGTTCTACGAGGCCAGACTTGACTCGCTCACCTGAGACAACGCTAATTCCACCCAGCTCGCTAGGTCTACGTTCTTCAGGGACTCTTCTGCCAGCGGGTTGCTCTCCTTCACCTCTTGAAACGGGTTTTCCTTCATCTCTGCCACGTTCAGATACGTCAGTAGGTTTAGGTTGTTCTGCACGAGGTTCTGCCCTAGCTCCGCTGGGTTCTCCACCAGGGGTAGGTCTAGCAGCCGACACGCCTGTAGGCTCGCCTCCTCTGGGTTCGGCTCGTTCTGTGCCAGCTGGCTCACTCGGTCTGACAGCGCCTCGACCCACTGCTTGTGGTTCACCTTCCCTAGCGGCAGCTTCACCGAGGTCAGCTCTGGCGGGGCGCTCAGCCCCTCTGGATACCATGCGACTAGCTTCATCTAACTTCTCCTTTAATTGCTCATATGAGCTATATATTTTTGGTAGATCAGAAGCAGGTAATTCTCTTTCTGACTTACCATCACCATTAATCACAATGACATCTACAGGGTATGCAGCGCCCTGCTTTTTATACAAATCACCAGCCACAGTGAAATGGTCTACTACGTTGTATTTGTTGTAGAGGTTAAAGTAAAAATTACGTTTGGCTGGAGAGCGATACCCCTCTCTTCTACCATCTTCGTTTTGAGCAAGAACACCGCCAATGATTAAGACAGCCTTACCATTTGTTGGCTTCATGCTCTGTAAAGACTTCATTACGATGGCATGGTCTATTTCTCTGGTTTTAAACCCGTCAATATCAAAGTTTTCACCAGTAGATCCAAACGGAGGATTCTCAATAACAACGTCTACTAAAATTGCTTCTTGTTTTAAAGCATTCCCAATAGTAACTTCAGCTTTAGGAAATACCCGCTTGAGCATTTCAGCACGTGTAGCATTCAGTTCGTTAACTGTAACGCTGTTAGGATTAGCTCCAATTAGAAGCATCCCGTTACCAGCAGTCGGCTCATAAACAGTATTTTTTTGATTAATTCCAGCTAATTGGCTGGCAATATACGCTAATGGAGCTGGAGTAGAGTAAGCCTGATCTCTAACGCTGGTAGAGGTGCGAACTGCCAGATTGGGCTGGCGATTATATAAACTTAGCAAATCATCGTAAATCTGATCTGGTTTCTTGTTGCTTTGCACAATATCACGAGCAGTCAATACAATGCCTACCTCAACAGCTTCGTCTGCTTCTTTTGCCTGTGCTGTGCCAGCCTCGATCTTCTGACCTGTAATATTGGTAATAAACTTACGGGCTTCGATAATGTCCTTAAATCCGTTGCCATCCAAGAAGTGCTTGGAGATATCCTCAGCAATCTTAAACTTACCACTGGGATCCATGAGATCAACAGCGCCTTCTGTAGTGTCAGGCAACTCAGCCTTTTGCACTTGCTCGTAGGTATCCATGTCATCTACCAGTGACTTGGCAGAGGGGTCATCACGGACAGCGTTGTACCACTGTTTGAGGTATGGCTTAACCTTATCGCCTAGATCAGCAATCATTGCCTTAGCGTAGGCTGCAAAGGTGCGAGCGCCCTTCTCAATGTGATAGCCAGACAGGGTAATACCATCGATTAGGAACTCTGGATCTATGCCTGAGTTCAGCCGATTTAGTTTAGAGCGTAGGCGGTTACGGGCTTTGGTTGCTGCGTCCTCAGTAAATATCTTATTGGGCGTGACCTGAATAGCTGGTGCTTCTTCTTTCTTGGGAAGTTCAACTACAGTAGACTCTCTCGTTTCTTCTGCTTTAGCCTTCTGCTCAGTTTGACGAGCTTTATTAATTGCAATCTGCTCTTCTTTGGTGAGTTCAATTGGAACTACCTTTACACTACCTCGAGTAGTTTTTCCATCGTTTTCCCACTGCAAAGCCAGCTTGCCATCAGCAGAAGTTAACTGTTTCTTTTCAAAATCAAAAGTAGAATTTTTAAACTGTTCTTGATATTTATTAGTTAAAACAGATTTTGCTTCTTTTAATTCTTTTTCTAATAACTTTTGATCGTTTCCAATAACTTCAGCAGCAGCTTTAAATTGCTCTTCCATACGAGCTGTGCTAGTAGCAATCTGTTCTTTTATGGTGGATGGAGCAGTAGGTTCAAACTTCACTGCCTTATCTGCCTCGGATCTAGCAAATTCTATTGCTTTGGCCTCAGCCTCTTCACCAAACGTTTCCGTTGGAAAAAGTTTCATCGTGCCTAAATATTGGTTAGCATCTTTGTCATACAGATTGGTTACATAACCTTTGTCATTTTTAATGACTTGAAGCTCACTGTTTTCTCCCATGGGGAAAGATTGAACAATCTCTGGCTCAGTTACTACTTCTTCGGCAACTGGGACTACGGGTGGCATGCCAAGCGTTTCTTTAACTGTATTTAAAGTTTCTTGTGGCGTTGCACCAATTTCTAAATCTAGTTCTTTAGCAAGTGGGTTTACATTTCTTGCTGTAACTTTTGCTGGATCTTTCTCAAGCTCCTCAACAGTAATCCTCATTCGGTAGGCTTGCTCTGATTTGAGGTCAATTGGCTGCGCTGCTGGTGGCGCAATGGGAGCTTGTGGAGCTTGGATCAGCTGGGCAATCTCTTGCTGAATTATGTTCTGGCGCTCATTAAATATCTGTAGCTCTTCTTCGGTCAAATTAGGATCGAGCTTTCGTTGCTCAATCATCTGGAACTGACCTTCTAAGTTTTGTACTTGCCCAGCGACTTCTGGTGGTAAGCCAGCGGTCTGCAATAGCATTGGTGTGGGCGTAGGCGCTACCCGTTGTGCTGGCGATATAGCCTCTACTTCGGCTTCCTCTATGGTCGCAGATGGGGTAGGTGTAATGGCAGGGGTTACAGCTGGGGCAACTGCTGGAGGAGCACCTCCGCCCAGTGCTGCTCGCATCTGAGCATCAATATCAGCCTGAGTAGGCGCTTTGGCTGCCTTCTCTGCTTCCTCTTTAGTCTTGGCTACTGCGCCACGATAAGCACCTGGACCAGCACCACCCATAGCACCCAATACAAAGTTAGCAAAGGACTCTTCGCCAATCTCTTTGATGACTGCTTTGTTAATACCTAAGTCTTTAGCAATGCCTTCTAGGAACTCTTGTGTGCCTTCTTCCGCTGCGCCAGCTGTAGTACCCAGTGCGATACGACCAAGGCGGTTCTTGACTGGACCAGTCATTAGTTTGTCAAACTGACCTGTGATTAATTTACCTGTAATGACGCTACCAAATGCCGATACAGAGCCTTGAAGTTGGGCTGCATACTCTGCTGCTTTATCGGTAACTACCTTACGGGCTTCTGCTGGATTTACCCCATCCTCAACCATCTTCTTAAAGTATGGGCTAGACTGCATCAGCTGCTCATCGCTGAGCTTGCCTACATACTCGGTAGCGTCTTTAACTGCCTCACCAGCACCCATACCAAAGCCGACTGTTCCAACAGCTTTACTGCTGCCTTTAGTTACGACTGCGGTTGTAATGATTGGGACTAAAGATCCTAAGACCTGAGATCCTTGCAGGGCATAACCCATAAAGGATGGGTTCTTACCAAAAGATAAGTTCTCAACGCTTTGATTCTGGATAGACTCTAGAAGATTACCTTCTACCTGAGAGTCAGCAATAGCCTGTTTTCCAGCTGCTGATACGCTTTCACGGAATCGTTCTGATACTTTCTCTCCTGCATCTGCCAACTGGGATAAGCCAGGAATACGAGGCAATTTAGAGATAGCACGATCTACAGCAATCTGATCCTGAGTTTGGCGTTCTTGTTGCTTCTCAAAGGACTCGCCAGTAGCGCTCTTAATAAACGCCCTAGCGGTGTTGGTAAATAACTGACCTGGACCCTTCTTGACAAGCTCTTCGGCAAATGTCATTGGACCTACTTTAGATACAGGCGTAATCCCCTGTTGTTCTACTACTTGGCGTGGGACATTACGGATTGCGGATTCAATACCTAATGGAATAGCAGCCGTAGGACCAACAGCCCCAGCAGCGATCATCTTCGCTGGGTCAAGAATCTGGCTTGGCTCTTCTTCTTGCGGTGTTAGATACTTGGCAAATGGATTTTCGGGAGGCGCTTCAGCTGGTTGTTCAACGTATTTTGCAAACGGGTTGACGTTCTCAGGCTTAGTCGCCATGGTTTAATCCTCGAATTATTTGCCTAGCGCTCTTTGCGCTGCACCAGGACCAAATATAGCATCAAATTGCTTTCTTGTTTCAGGAGTATCCATATTTTTTAACTGCTGAACAGCTGCTTTTGGAGGTGCTTTTACAGGTGCTGCTGGAGGAGGAGTACCTGTGGCTGTTGGAGCTTGGAAGCCAAGAGTATCACGCAGTTGTGGTGATAGCTCATTCATTGCAGCAGCACGGGCATCCCTGTTCATTGCGGTAGGATCGTCTTTGTACTTCCTATAATTAACGCCACCAGGCTTAGCCGTATCCTTTAGATTGTCTAAGGCATTGTTATATAAGCTGTTATAGGCAGTCTGCGCTCTTGTAAAGTCTAACTGTTTGTTTCTAGATGCAGTTTCTCCACGGGCAGCAGCAGTAGCCTCAGCCGAAGCCCTGCGACCCAGCATCTGACCAAGGGCAGTCTGCTGAGATCCAAGCAACGCAGTCTCACGAGCAAACTTAGACTTCTCACGATCACCAGCCTGTTGCAAGAGAAGTTTCTGACCTTCATCCTGTTCACGCATAGCTTGGGCGTAGCTCTTCAATCCTTCAATACCACCTAGTCCTAGGTTAGATAAGGCATGTTGAGATGTGCCAGCCATTGTTCCAAGACCAGCCATGGCTAGTGCTCGGTATGGCGCAGTTTCTCTGTTTTTCTGTAGGCTTTTTCTAATATTAGCTTCTTCAGCCTCTGCTTTTGCATACGGATCACCTTGCTCTAAAGCCTTTTGCCGTCTTTTGATGTCTTCTAGCATCAGATCTTCATAGGCAGCAAACTTATCTTGAACTTGATTACCTTTAGCAAAAGCTACGATACCGCCACCAGCCATTTCTTCTGGAACCATATTACCAGTTCCTATTGAGGCAATACCAGAACGCAAGGCAGGAGACATGATCTGATCCGACTCAGGATTCATAGCCATACGCCTACGAATCATTAACTGTTTCTCGACCATGTCTACTTCTAAAGGCGTTAGTCCTGGATTTTCTAGAAGAGCTTCTAACTGATCAGTAGTCATTGTCTTAATGTCACCGCCAGTAGCATAGGCTAGACCACCCTTAGCCATCTCTTTAATCTGACCGCCTTTGGCTTTGAATCCGCCTGACATGCCGTAGATACCTAGGGCTGACATACCTAGACCACCAAGCTGGGAGGCTGTGCTTGGAGGAGCTGTGTATACCTGTTGGGCAGCCTGAGATAACGGAATACCACGGGTCATATCAGACATAAATGCCAATTGCTGATATGGGTAGTTACGCTGTTTGAGGAAGTCCTGATATGCCAAGTCCAAACCTTGCTGAGCTTGAGCTTGTTGCACAGCGCCTACTTGTTGTTGAGCTGCATTAATAGCTTGTTGCTGACCAAACTGAGTTTGACCAAGTTGACCCAAAGTACTGGCTCCTTGGAGTGCCTGTCCATAACCTTGTAAGCCAGCGGTTGTACCAAACTGTTGAGCCTGTTGAGCAGCTTGGAAAGCATTCTGCGTTCCAGTGGCTTGAATGTTTGCCATCTGTTGCTGGAGATTGCGATTACGCTCTTGCTCTGCCAATACTTGTCTTGCACCACCATAGGTTCCCTGACGGGCAGCACCAAGATTTGCACCAATGTTACGCATCTGTGCATCTCGAACCGCTTCGTTCTTTTGAACGTCTACAACATTCTGCATATAGGGAGACATGTAGGCTTGCGTAGCATATGGGTTAGTAGCCATGTTGCGATAGTCTGCCCCTGCGCCCAACGAGCCTAAACCAGCTGCTCCAGCCATGGCAGTTCCAGCGCCAACCTGACCAGCTACCTGTTGGTTAGCAACATTTTGGAATACCCGTTCTTGCATAGGATTAAAACCAGCAATCCGCTGACCGCCATAGGCTTGATAAGGATTCTGGTTAATGTCTGTAAGAGCCTCGGACTTGCCGAGCATGGTCTCCACATATGGGCGGGCATACTCAGGGATTGAGGTTTGAGTAACAGTCTGGCTGGCTGGGGGAGGACCACCGCCACCACCGCCACCGCCCTTACCACCGCCACCACAGATGTATCCACCACCGAGCTTACGCTGGGTGACGCTATCGCCTAGGGGCTCACCAAAGGCTTCTAACTCTCTACGAGACCAATTCTGTTTCATGTTTTACACGCTCCCTAATCCAGCGACAGTCAGCTTTATTCATTTCTAAAACTACCAAATCTCCACCGTCATCGTGCATACCTTCCAACCGCACAACCTCGGTAAAGCCTAATTTCTTGTCATAATTCATAGCCCTAGTATTAAGACTATTAACTATGGCAATTATTTTCTCTACGCCTAGATAGTTAAAGGGAAAATCAAACGCTCCAAACAACAACCCTTTTGGGGTATACGAATTTACTAGGTTTATAACGTGCATCTGGCAAGTCTTTCCTATAAAAGCCGTAAACCCTACTACCCATTCAATTTTATTCTCTTCATCTACCCAAAACAAGGCTTGCAAATCACCGCAAGGTTGCACCCCAACATGTTCAAGCAATATCTCTGCTGCTCTTTGCTTGGCTTCATATGACTGGGCGCTCTGTAGCATTTATGCAGGAAGATATTTTTCAGCTTTAATTTGCTTACCTTGCTTCTTATTACCTGTTCTAGCATTACGAACCTTATCCATCATGGCATACAGGCGCTTAGCACCTGCATCGGTAGAGCCATTCCCTAGATGACTTACTACATCCGCTGGAACAACGAACTCCCCGTCAGCCAATCGAGCTGGCTGTTTGTTACCGATAACGCCAGGAATAGAATCAGACATACCGTCACCAGGACCTTTAAGCATCCTACCTCCATCTGAGTATCCTCCTAAACTAGTCATACCGCCAGCTGCCATTGGTTGATAGGTTTGATTTGAAGAATCAAATGTATAGCTTGGTCTAGCGTTTTCTCTGCTTGAAAGAGCAGAAAAGAATCGTGAAAATTCAGAAGGCGGGGCTTGTGGTGGCGAAACATTTGTATAAGTTTGATTTGCTTGGTCAAATTGATACTTAGGCATTTGACCTTGCTCTGCTTGACGCAGTAAATTTTCTATAAGTGCTAAACCACCAAAAGAATAGTTCTTTACTGAACCGCCTTCTTCAAATCTTTGGGTATAACGAGCACCACCCATTCTGTTTCTGCCCATAGGATCTTGCTCATAGAATGCAGACAGGTTAGCATCTCGTCCAATTTGACGATCTACACCAACCCCTACTCTACGAACAGAGTCCATCGCATTGCGGTCATATGGGGTGCGTTGAATATCTGCCATGGCATTTACTCTTGTTTGAGGGTCGATATTCTGACCGATCTGAGCAATACCACCATACATGCCTCTTTGTGGATCTACCATAGTAGGCATAATATTAACGTCTCTTGGTTGACCACCATAAGACTGAGCCATTCTGTCGCCATATTGGGCGTTCTCTACCATACTACTAATAGAAGGTCTCATTGCTTCTGCATAAGCTGGCATGTTTTTACGCAAAAATTCTTGCTGGTCTAATGCTTTGAGTGTTTTTTCTAGCTCTTTAGTAGAAGCGCCTTTGATGTTTCTCATAATCATCTTATTGCGTTCTTCATCTAAATCAACATCACCACCAGCGGCATATCCCATGCCAAACAAACCTTTTTGTAAGTTGCCTTGATCCATGCCCATAGCAGAGTAATCACCGCCCAGCTCATCGTCATAGTTCCCCATAATGCCACCACTAGCGGCAGCAATTGGATTACTAGATGGCAACGGTACATTAGGATTTATAGTTCCAGTCTTTGCTGAGTATGGTTGCAATGCAGCAAAGTCTTGAGTAAAGTAATTGCGCTCTCTAGTATCCATAATTGGATTCCCTGATGCCTCATATCTTGCTGTGGCATATGGTGATGGATATTCACCTGTAGCTTCTGTTGGGGTTGAAGTATATTCAAATGGTCGAACCGTGCCAGGATCAGGCATTGTTCCCGCCCCTGGTCCTTTTTGCTTACCACCTAATAATGACAGGGCTGTAGTTCCAGCTAGACCATAGCCAAGCATTTTCATTCCACTTGGTCCAGCAGCTGCGCCAATAGGTTTACTTGCTGCTAAGATCTCAGCGTTTGTCATTCCTTGCATAGCATTTGCAGCCATAATAGGATCTTTGGCAGCATTAACGGCAGCAATTCCTGCTGGAGAATTTGCTCCTGTTAGAGCTGCTGTTGGGGTTACAGCATTGGCTGTCGGTGCAGCAACTGTACTAGGTAATGTACCAAAATTAGCAAATGTTGGCCCAGCCATAGCAGCTTCTACACCTGCTCCTCCAAAGCCAAAAGCACCAGATCCAAAAGCACCAGCGCCTCCAATAAGACCACCAGTAAGCATACTGTTAAGAATGTTTCCGTCACCTGTAACAGCGCTGTATAGACCACCTACGCCAGCACCAATTAAAGCGCCACCGCCAATAATTGCAGCCGTTCCAGTACCAAGGCCAATAGCTGTACCAACACTTAAAGATACCGCAACGAATGCCATATTATTTCCCTCCCTCTAACAGAGGCTTTGAGTTATCTACACACATATTTTCCAGCTTTTCTATATCCGTTTCAGGGGTTGAATAGATGTTTTGGAAAACTACGGTTTCTATAATGTAAGCCACTTTGCGACCTGGCTTTGCCATAAAGGTCATTGGAGCTACTAATTCTTGGGTTGTGCCGTCCTCTAATAGGATCTTCATTCGACCAGACACCATATTGCAAAGATGCTCCATGCGATGGTGCTTGCCAATAATCAAAGCACCCGCTGGCATGGTCACTTCTTTGATATAGATATTCGGTCCAAAATGATGCTTCTCTTCGCACTTAATCTGAGGCTGGGCAATAGCTGCCTCATAAAGCGTATTGACCTTCTGCTCTAGGAGAGAGGTCTCTTTAGGCTTTAGTGCGAGTATTGTCATATAGTAGCCTTGAACTTGTACTTAGGATCATCAGACCGCATTACCTTTGCTCCTAATTGTTGGAACATTTGGATTGTTATTGGTGCTGGGATAGAGTCGTAAACTGTAGTAATACCTTTATTCTTCAAGTACTTATAGAAATACTGCATATCATTAGCAAGATCTTTCATTGTCCCGACTGTAAAAAAATGAATCTGAGCTACGCCTTTTCCTAGTGGCTTAAATCCCATAACCGAGCTTTCGAATGGAATTAATTGGAGACCATTTTCAATCTCCTTCTGTACTCCAGCCATTGCTTTATCTACGGGTAAACCCTTATTCTTGAAGTAATTAGCAATTACTTTCATTATTTGGATTTGCTTGATATTCTCATTAGCAGCGGTTAGACCGCCTTTTGCCATACCTTGCGCTGGCATTTGAGGCATTGGTTGCTGTGGCAATGCAGTTTGAGGAGCGCCAGCTGGTCTCGACATTATTTGAGATTGATAGGTAGGCGTGTCTATTAAACTGTCAAAGAAGCTCATATGGGCCTCACAGGGTTGGATTGATTGAAGTTTATCATTTTATTGCGTTAAATCAAAGAAAGAAAGGGCGCCAATACC